AAGTAGATAAAATGTATGATGATATTGCGTTCTTAAAGCGATATTTATTCAAAGGCCGAACTATCCGAAACTTTGATGGTAAAGATAGCAGATGGAAATTTACAAGAACAAGTTATAAAACAACAGATGATTTTGTACAGAAAGTTTTTAATGGTGATAATTGGGAAGGCTACTTAATTGTAGTTGATAGTGTTTATTGCTGTAGAACAAGAAAAGAACAAGTTGACTTCTTTAATAAGATACAAACGTTTATGATACAAAAGAATCTGAGAGAGCTATACGAGATGACTAGAAGGAAAGAATACAGATATGGCAGATTTTATTATCATACTAAAGATATGTTCAAGAGAGCACTTAAAAAGTTCTTTGGTGAACGATCACCTCAATCAGATAAATGGTGGAATGATTTTCTTGCATCCACTGACATTAGAGATTTAGACAAACACGTCTAAACTTTAAGTGATATATAAATAAAAATAAAGTATTTTATGCCAATTTTATTAGCAGCTTTACAGGCTGGACAATCCGCAGCTAATTATGCATATGAAGCAGTTACCGATACTGGTGATTTTGTTTACAAGAATTTAGAAACTGGTTTTAATGAAAATTTTAGTGGTAAAATATCAGGTGCTAAAAACAATCCATCTGATTCTAATTTAGAATCTCAGTTAAGTGCTTTAGGTGCTTTATTTTCGGCACAGGGTAATAGTGATATAAACGTTAAGAGCGACAAAGGATTATACACTGATAAAACTACATCTGCTAGATATAAGGGTAAAGATGGTAAAGAAAATATAGCCGGCGAAGCCGCTGTAAGAAGTAAGCAAAACACTTGGTCTTTATTAAAATATAGAGGTGAAGGAAATAGTACTGACTATAACAAAGCAGTGTTAGGCGATAGTAGAGGAGCTAATAATCAATATTTAAATCCAACTGCAAATGTTTTAATTGAAAAATGTAATAAATCTGCGAGTTACACATATAACTATAAAGACTTTGTTTTTGCTAAGTGGTATGGTAAAATACCGAATAACTACATGTTAACTTTAAGAAGGTTTCCTTTTCCAGCCGAAGATAATATCATAAACCCGATGGTTTACAGTGCTAAAGAACAATCGGAAATAGCAAATATTCAACCTGCCCTTGCACAGGCTGTAACATGGATGGGAGAAAGTGCCGGTAATAATTTAAATGATATATTAAAATTTAGTGTTGGTTTTAATTGGAAACAAGCAGATGCTAATCTTCAAGAAATAAATTCAAAGCCTAGAGATAGAGGGTTTGTAGGTGGTTTTTTAGATGGACTTCCAAAATCTCAACAAATTCAAGGAGGTTTAGCGGGAGAGAGTGCTGCACAAACAAAAAGAAGACTTGCACAAGGAGACAATTGGGATCCTTTAAAACAAACATATCCTAATCATACATTTGCCCCACTTAATGTTATTAAAAGTATGCAAGTTAGAGAGAGTGGCTTAACATTTGATCAAAGCTTTAGTATAGTTTTTGAATATAATTTAAAAGGCATTCCAAATACAAGTCCTAAGGTTGCATTCTTAGATGTACTTGCTAATTTATTATTATTAACTTATAATAATGCTCCTTTTTGGGGAGGTGGTTTAAGATATACAGGAGGTGGTAAACATATTGGAAAACCTTTTGGAAATATTGGACTATTGAAAAAAGGAGATTATAAAGGATTTTTTGGTAGTATAATGAAAGACATTGGAAAGGGCTTTGGTAATATTATGGATGATTTATCTAAAATGGGAGATAGCAAGGCTTTAAATAATGTTCTAGGAGGTGGCTTAATGGATTTATTTGGTGGACCACAAGGTGGACAAATTGCTCAAGCATTTTTAACTGGTGAATCTACTGGACAATGGCATTTAACAGTTGGAAATCCATTAAATCCTATTGCTGTTATTGGAAATTTAGGTTGTACTAAAACTGACTTTCAATTTGACGGGCCTTTAGGTTATGAAGACTTTCCAACAAAACTAAAAGTAACAGTTCAATTGCAACCGAATAGACCAAGAGATAAATCAGATATTGAATCAATGTTTAATGCTGGTAAAGGTAGATTATATTTACCAGAAAAAGGAGTAATAGATCCTACTGAATCATTTGATGTAAGTGCCTATGGTAATAAAGATAATGGACAAAATGCTCAAGCAAAAGCCTTCTTTAAAAAGGCTGCAAAATATGCAAATGGATAATGAATTTTAAAACAGTTATAGATAAAATAGTAGAGGGTGGCAAATTAATATTAGCACAACCTACCTTTATTTTTAAAGATAAAGAAGAAGTACCATTTACAAAGTATGAGGTTAGAGCAGAAGATGCTGGTAGAATTGATCTCATTGCGTTAGACCAATACGGTTCCGATGATGGACCTGACGTTGAATACATTCTAAAATTTAATGGTATATCTGATCCATTTTCAATTAATGAAGGAGACATCTTAAAAATACCAGTTGAAAATTCTTTAATTGTAAAATTAGAAAGACCTGAAGGAGCAATTGATAATATAGTTAGACAATCCTTTGTAGGTGGTAAAAAATTAACTAAGAAAGATCAAAGAAGGCTTGACTTCCTTAAAAAGAAATATAAAATTAAAGAGGTTCTTCCACCTAACATGTTAAAATCTGGATTTAGCAATTCTGAAATAACTAAAAACCCAGACGGTACTACAACTACAAAAATGGGCATGGGTGTTGGAACTCCTGAATCTAATTTTTCAGCTAAGAAAAGTGAAACTAAAATATCTAAAGTAGAAGAGCAGTCAATTGCAGATTCTATTGTGAAGAAATTACAAAGTAATAAATCAGAACAATTAACAGATGCTGAAATTGCTAAAATAGAAAACAGTGGAATAATTTCAAAGGTAGTTACAGACATTGCAGGCAGTTCAGGCACTGTTAAATTAGCAACTACGTTTGACGGTACAGTAATAGGATCTGATGTTGCTTCATCTTCTAATTTTTCAACTAACATGTCAGAGGCAGTTGATGAAGATGGTAATAAAATAGGAAATCAATCTGTAAATCAGTCTGAACAGATTGAAGGTGATAAGGTAACTAAAACAGTTACTAAAACTATTGTAAAACCAGATGGCTCTTCTGAAACAACTCAAACTGTTACATTTTCTAAATACGAAGGAAAATAATCAGGATAAATAATATATGGAGTTAAATAATAATATATTGTCTGTAATAGAGCCTACAATTAGGCCTACTGATGTTGAGTTAGAAGGTGGAAATGAAGGAGATGGTGGAGATAAAACAACTAAAAGCTTTGGTGCAAACGTTCCTAGAATTATAATTAACGGTTACTTATTTGAAGAGTCAGACATATTATCATTTAAATTAACGGTTGGGATTAATAAAAAATATCCTACAATTTCAATTACAGTAAAAGATAGCCAAGGTTTCTTTGATATAGATCAATACCCAAGAGACGGTGATGTAATTACAGCCTATATTAATTCTAAAAATCAGGATACCTTTAAAAGTATCCATATGGATTTTAATATTACATCAATAATATCGCCGACAATAGGGTTACCTAGTAGTGAAAAAGAATATAGTTTTTCAGGTAATTGTAAAGTACCTGGGTTATTTAGCGAGGATTGTGTATTTTTTAGTGAAAATACAAGTTTAGGCCATCTTGAAGAAATAGCATCTAAGTTAAAACTAGGTTTAGCAACGAATGTCGATGCCACAACGGATAGTCAAAATAGAATTCAACCTTATGATACTTCTTTAACATATATAGGAGATGTTGTTAATTCTTCATACATTAATGAAGAAAGCTTTCAAACTTTTTACATAGATCAATATTATAATTTAAACTTTGTAGAGATGAATCGTATTTTTAATTCTGAAAATGTAAGTATTGAAAGTATGCAAGAAAACTTTACATCTCTTTCTAAAAGCTATAGTGAAGATGCTAATAGTGAAAATGAAGATGATATAAAAACAAAACTATTTTTAACTAATAATCTACAATTTGATAAAACTAATCTTAAAATATCTCAATTTGCATTAAAAAATAATTCAAGTAAAATATCATTATTAAATGGTTATAGGCGAGTATTACAGATGTGGGATGGATTAGAAGAAAGCAATCCAAATCAATGGGATGCTGAAAGACTTATAGAGTTTGATGTAGAATCTTTTACTAGTAAAAACATTAGGGATGTTGAAGAGCCATTAAAGGGTAGAAGAGGAGAAAGTGAATATGATAATCATTCAAAATATAAATGGGTAGGTAGAATGCAAGACTATGCATTAGAAGGAAATGTACATTTAAATAGAAAATACTCTATATTAAATAATTGGCAAAATTTACAAGAACTTGAAAAGATGAAACTTATTGTAGAACTTGATAGCTTTAACCCAAGTATTTATATGTGTCAAAAAATACCAGTAATGATGTATGTTTATGAGGAAAGAAAATCTCAAGTCATTGCTGCTAAAGAGGAAAAACTAAAGAAAAAAGGAGTAAAGGTAGATGACAAGGCATTTGATAGTAAAAACGAAGTAGAAGCTGAAGAAGCTCCAGTTAAGCAAGATGATTTTATTACTGGGCATTATATCGTAGGTGGAATAGAATATATATACTCAGATGGTGATCAAGCCCTAACGCAGAGATTAACTCTATTAAGAAGAGAATGGCCAACAAGAGCAAATAATTTATAGAATGTTAAAAGGAAATAAAAACAGATTTACAAAAGCTAAAGGAGGTCATCCATATGATGAACCTACCTTTTTAAGTTTTTTCTTAATATTTGATTGGACAGGTTCCGGCTCTCCGTTGTTTAATGGTAAAGCTGCTGCCTTTTTAAGAGACGTTTATGGAGATGAGGCTAGAGCTAAAAAGCTAGAACAGTTTGTAAAGTATTTAAAAAAGATTAATTTAGAAATGCCATGGTTTTGGCAAAGTATTACAGGCCTAGAATCCGCACACTCTTATGGTGCAATGAAAGACCCTTATGGTTATGCAGATGCTAAAATAGAAATAGACTGTTTAGACACTCTTGATTTTACAATTTCAGGTATATTTGATTTATATAGAAGCTGTGTTATAGACACTAATAGATATGTCGAAGTTTTACCAGGTAATTTAAGAAAATTTAGGGTTTATGTGCATGTGCAAGAAATAAGAAACTTTGTACCATTTATTGGAGCTGATTCAAATGTAGATCAGGTTAAAAAATTAAAAGGAATGAGTGGAAAGGAAAGAAAAGAAGCATTAGATCAATTAACTAATATTTCAGCAGCTGATGGTTATAAAGCCGTGCAAGATAGATTAGACTCAGATCTCTTAGATTGGAAAGCTAAAGGCATGGGTCCAAGATTTGTTACACGTTTAGATAATTGTAAATTTGATTGGGATAACGGTAGTAAAATGTTTAGTGAAATAAGCAATGTTGACATATCTGCCCCTGTAAAACATAAAATGTGTTTTTATTACCAAGGTGCAAGTATATCCGAAGTAGAATATTTAAATGCCTTTAATTATAAAGACGCAGATCCATTAAGTACATTTGACAATGATATTTTAAATGATCTCGCAACTAAAGGTCTTGCCGCGGCAGTTGACGCAGGAAATCAATTAGGTAATGCAGCGATTGGAGCAGCTGAAAGAACTTTAGATAATTTAAAAGGTAGACTTCTTTTAGGTAATGTATATGGTGCAAATACTCTATCGAACTTACAAGATGTTTTTAATTCAGGTTCTATAAACGCTATTAGACCACTGCTAGGAGGAGACGATCAAAGAATATTAGGAGGTGTAGGAGCAGATATTAGCGATAATCTTTTCCCAGCAACTAACCCTGAAGTTGCATTAAAAAGTACTAAAATATTTGATGAGACACTGGAAGAATCTCCACTAAGATCTGACAATGTTTTTCCAGAAACTACTGAAGAATCTCCACTTGAATCTGATAACATATATCCTCAAAGAAGTAATGAAAGCGATGCTAACCTCGGAAATGTAAGATAATATGAATGATAAAACTCAGTTAAAAATTATAGAATTTGCAAGAAACATAGTGTGTGGAAAGGTAATGGATTCGCCAGAAGACATTCAATTTTATTTAAATTATAGAGTAGAAATAGAAGAAACTCTAAGAAAGTGGGCTGAAGATTAACAGAATATATAATATATGAAGGCTGAAGAATTATATAAAGATAATTTAAGGGACACTCATTGGTTGGGAAAGGTTGTTGATACTGCTGACCCTTTACTTGAGGGTAGATGTAGAGTAATGGTATATGGTAAGTTTGATAAAATACCAACTGAATCTATTCCGTGGGCAACATCTTCTAATAGCAATATGATAGGAACTTACTCTACCCCAAAGCTAGGAGATATTGTTTCTGTTAAATTTGATAATGGAGACATTTACCACCCTGAATATACTTATACAATTAACAGCAATGATAGAAATACATTTAAAACAGAAATATTAGAAGCATTGGGCGCTGAGGAAGCCGTTAAAGCACAATCAATTGTATATGATGTTGATAATAAATTTAGAATATATTATGAACCAAATGAAGGTTTAATAGTTTCAATGGGTGATGGAATTAAAACAGAGCCTTTTATAAATGTAAAACAAACTGGTGAAATACATATCCACACCGATCAAGAAGGTAAGGTTGAAGTATTTACAGATGGAGACGTAGAAGTTAAAGGTAAAAAAGTTCATGTAAATAGTCCAAAGGTTGAGCTTGGTGAAATTGCACTTGAACAGGTAATTAAAGGAAATACTTTTCAAGCTTTATTTAACACACATACTCACCTTGGAAATTTAGGAATGCCTACATCGCCTCCAACCGTACCTCTATCAGGAACAGAATTAAGTAAAATTAGTAAAACAGAATAAAAATGGCATTAATAGATTTAGAATTAGAAGCAAGATTAAAACAAATATTTGGAAGTGTTATAAAAAGAACTGCACTTAGATTAAGAATAGAAGGAGGTGAAAGTATTCTTAGAGATGATAAATTTCCACCTACCTCAACTAAAATAGATCATAAAGCTGATCAATTAATATCTCCACCTGCTGGTATATACAATGCTTTAAAAGAAGTAGATGAGTATGTTACTTTAAACAGACCTGCCCCTGGAGAATCTATTGATAAAATTAAGAAAGAAATGTGGAGAGAATTTTCAAGACAAATGTCAAAAGAACTTTCTGAAAATATAATAGATTGGCTTGAAAAAGATGTGATGCCAGATTTAGCTAAGGAAATTAACGATCAAATTAAGAGAGCTGACATTACAATTGATGTTCATCCGGATGTTACTAGAGATATTATACCTGTAACACAGGCGACGCCAACTGGTCAACAACCTGCCGCTGATTTACCAGGTACTCCTATACTTCCGGCAGCAGTCAAGATAGAATAATTTAATAGATATATAATTCATAAGTTTTAACCTTTAAAAAATAAAAAATGATAGAAAAACAAAATGCTGACTTTTTTGATAAAGATGGCAATTTCGATTGGGATGGATATGAGTCAACATGTCCAAAAGTCTTAAGAACCCCAAACCCACACATAAAAGTAGTAAACGATAAGCATAAAGTATACAGTAGAGAGCCATATGCTCAGGACATGTATAATAAACTTGTAGGCCATATTGAAGAAAATGATATTATTACTCATATACAATATGGAAATGCTTATAATGGTAAAGTCTTTGGTATTACTGATATGACAGCAAGTATCGATATTGGTTATAGACAACTTGTTTATGTCAATTTAGAAAAAGAGGATGATGAATTTAAAAACATGCAACTTGGAGATGAAGTTAGTGTTATTATTACATCATTAATGGAAGATGATAGAAAGCCTATAATGGGTAGTGTTAGTGAAGGTACTAAACAGGCTACTTTCCAAGAGATGCTAAGTGCTATTGAAGAACAAGATACTGCATGGGTTGGTAAGGTTACTAGAATGCTGTCCGCTGCTGGTTATATGGTTAATATTAAAGGTATAGAGTGTTTTATGCCAGGCAGCCTTGCGGGTATTAATAAGTTACACGACTTTGAAAGTATTGTAGGGCAAGAGATGTATGTTGTACCTGTTAGTTTTTCTAAAGAAAGAAAAATAATCGTTGTTTCCCATAGAGCATATCTTAAAACATTAATTCCGGATGCTATTGAAAAATTAAAAGAAATGGCTAGTGAATATATTATAGGAAATGTTACAGGTTCTGCTAAATATGGGGTTTTTTGTGAATTCTCACAATGTTTAACTGGTATGATTCATGTCAATGATTTAGATGGAGATACTTTAGCTAGACATAAAAATAGAGAAATTGAACCAGGTGAAGAAATTAAGTTTAAAGTAAAGGATATTATATCTAGCACTAAAATAACACTAACTCAGCGAGATGATGTTGAAGTAAATCCTTGGTTAGAAATTAATAAAAAATTTAAAGTGCCTTCAGAGGTTGAAGCTACTGTAAAAACTTGTAAAGACTATGGTTTATTTGTGGAGTTAGAAGAAGGAGTAGTTGGACTATTACATGTTAGTGAAATTGGCGAAGATAAAATAAAATCATATAAGCCTAAACAAACTATTACTGTTTTAATTACTAAAATAGAAGAAGATACTAAAAAGATATTCTTAAAATTGCCTAAGGAATAATTTAGGTAATAAATAAATGTGATATATAAATAAATAATTATTTAATATTGCATGCTAACGTATCAAATTACAAAACATAAAAGTAAAGAAGACATTCTACAAGACTCTCTTGTCGGAATAGAGTTTGAGTTCTATTCCGACAAAGAGCTTGAAGATATTAGAGGTGAAATTTCTACTTTATTAGGTAAAAAAATCAGATTAGAGGGTAAAGCACATAGTGACTTCGTTCCGACTAAAGATGAGTATAAATTAGAACCTGATATGAGTGGAGGTAAAGGGCTTATAGAACTTATTACTGCTCCTATTCCATATAGTGTTGCAAGAAATACTATAATAAAAGTATTAGGCTGGATTCAAGAAAACGGCTATACTACTTCAAAAAGTTCAATTCACTTAAATTTAAGTTTTGATCCTAAAAAAACAGGTAAAAGTAATCTTATTTCTAAGATGGATCCTCTTAAATTTATTTTAGGATTTAATGAGACTGAAGTCTATAAGTTATTTAGTAATAGGAAGGATAGTGTTTATGCAAAGTCTATAAAATGGATCATGCCTAAAATAGATCATAATTATTATGAAGGTCAAAATATAAATCCTCATGTGTTTCATTTTGCTGTTGAAAAATATTACGGTGTAAACTTTCAAAAATTACAACAAGGTTATTTAGAGTTTAGATATATTGGAGGTAAAGGGTATGAAAAGAAAACAACTAATATTTTATATTTATTAGATCGTTTTATTTTACAAATGTGGGCAATTGCAAATCAAGAAAAATATACTGATTTAGACTTAATAGAGTTAAAAAGAATTCTTAATAGGAATCATAAGTTTACTGAAATATTAAAAGATTGGAAAAGGTTAAAAGACTTTTATCCTGAAATTAATCTATATGTTGATCTAAAAGATGATGAAAAAATCATAGATATGTATTGGCCTAAAATATTAATGGATGTATTAAGATTAATTAGCCATGGGGGTTTAGTAAAAGGAGACATAAATTATGATAGTGATTTAAGTAGAGTGCAAGTGAGAAATGGAAGTTTACCATTTTGCTTTGAATTAAATAATTATGATTTTGTAGATTGTGAACTTTCTGGTTCTTTAAGTTTTTGTGATATTTTTAGATGTCAAATAAAAACAGCAAGTTTAAAAAGATGTAATTTATATCAAGGTACAAGTGTTGAAGATTCTAAGGTAGAATCATGTTACACTAACCAAACATGTGAAGTTAAAAATAGTTATGTGTTTCAATGGGATTCTGTATTTAAAGGTAAAATGGTTGGAGGTATATTTAGACATGGTCAAATAAGTAAAGAGGCGGAATTTGATGGTACTGAAATAATAACAAGTAAAAAAATTAATTAAAAATGAGTGATATTAGAAGCGGCGATAATATAGATTTAAGTCAAGGTAGAGATTATGGTACTGATTGTTTAACTGAATTCTTAAATGAAATTGGTTCAGAAATAACAGGAGCATGTATGATACCTCTTAATTTGCCACAAGCTGAAATAATAAACGTTATAAAAAGAGCCGTTAAATGGTTCAGAAAAAATTACGAATATAGTCTTAGAGAAAACTATTTTCATGTACCTAATGGAGTTTTTAGTAGTCAAAGTTTTAAGACAACGAGAACTTTAAACTTTCCTAAAGAAAATGCAACGACAGGAGCAGGAGAAGTATTTTCAATATATGGAGTATATGATTTAGCATCTGGTTGGAATACAGGTGGTACTAGTTTAGATTTAAGATTTACTAGTGGTGCAGATTTTAATATTGAAAAAATGTTTTTTAGTAATACATTTGCTGGAACAGGAGCTGCTGAATCTGCAGAAGAACTTCAATATTATGTAATTAATCAAAGTTATTTTGATATGGCTCGTCAAATCCTAGAGAATCCTTTAAGTTTTAATTACTCACAATTAACAGGTCAGCTTAAATTTATGGGAGATACTCCAAAGGGAGATGTAATTATTGAGTGTTATGAAAGCATTGAGAACTGAGCATTATATAATGATGAAATATTTTTTAGATATGTTTCAGCTAAAGTAAAACAGGCAGTTGGTGCTAAATTAGGAGTCTTTAAATTCTCTTTACCAGGTGGCGTAGAGATTGATTATGATGGTATTAAATCCATGGGAGATGAGGAAATGGAAAGAGTACTTGAAGAGATTAAAGGAGATGAAGGTGTAGATTGGATGATGCACTCATAAAAAAACAGATAAATAATTAATGGAACTGTATATAAAGACAATAGGCGATCCAAACTTTGATGCAAAAGGAGTTGATGTTGAAAATGAATTAAGTCAACTTTTAATTCAGATTGAGACTCTTCTTTTTACAAATAAAGGAGATGTTTTAGGAAAGAGTGGATTTGGAGCAGACCTTGAAAAAATGATATACAGTTTTAATTTTAATGAATTTGAAGTTAAAAAAGCAATAGAAGATCAAATAGAAATATATTGTCCACTTGCGAATAAATATGGCACTAAAGTCGATGTTGAATTTACAAGAGGAGAAGTTAGAGATATTGCCCAAATAAACATAGAAGTAGACACTAAATATTTAGTTGGTGTTTATGTAAATTAAAAGATTAAAGAATGGCAGATTTTAAATTTTTAGATAAGGCTAGAGCTACTGCGGGAGACATTGTATCTGACACAAGGTCTTATTTAAGTAGAGTTTATAAGAAAGCCGGAAACTATTTTACAACGGCAAGTCCATTTTCTCAAATCCTTGAGGTAATGGCTGAAATGAATGAGATGCTCTTGTTCTATATAGAGGACTCTACTGTTGAACAGAATATTTATACAGCTCAACAGCCTGAATCAATTCATGGACTTGCAAGACTTGCTGGGCATGATGCAACTAGAGGCTTCGCAGCAACTGGTGAAATCCGTTTTAGATGGAAGCCCGGTGCAGGTGACGATGTCGCAGGTGGTAATTTAATTATTGATCCAAATACAGAAATAACATATGACAATAATGGTTTAACTTATTTTTTAAGAACAGATAAAGATGAGTTTTTATTACCAAAAAGCAGCAATGACTGGGTTAGAGCAAATATTATACAAGGAACGCTTGAATTGCAAAGTCTTACAAGTAATGGAGAAAGCATGCAAAGTTTTAATATACAAACAAAAGGTACTACAGATCATAATTTAGTAAAGGTTAGTGTCAATGGTGAACAATGGACTAAGTTTAATTCATTATATGAAATGTTAGCGAGTGATAAAGGTTATTTAGTAAAGACTGGAATTAGCGGTGGGTTAGACATTTATTTTGGAACTGGTAATTTTGGAATTGTACCAGCAAACGGTGCTGCAATTGAAGTTGAATATATTAAATGTGATGGAGCAGAAGGTAACTTAAATCAAGCTGGAGACCTAACATTTAAATGGATTGGTGAAGGTAAAGACTCAACAGGAGATACTCATGATTTAAATGAATTATTAGAGACTGAAACTTCAACGGCTCCTTTTATGGGTGCAAATCCTGAAACGCCTGAATTTACAAAATTAATGGCGCCATTGGCAAGTAAAAGTTTTGTACTTGCAAATCCAGATGCTTATGAATATTTTTTAAGTAGATATGCACAATTCAGTTATTTAGATGCATATAATACTACAGATGATGGATATTTAGATGATGACAATGTAATTTATATTTTTGCAATTCCAAATTTAGAGAAAAGATTATTAAGTGGAACTGACTATTTTTCAGTTGATGAAAGTGAGTTTTTCTTTGGAAAAGATGAGACTGATAGAATGCTTGGTGTAATTGAAGATAGTGGTCAGCAAATGGTCACAAGTGAAGCAATCTTTGTAGAGCCAGAAGCTGTTAAATACAGAATGGATGTTTCTATTAGATGGTTTGAAGGATTTAAGCAACAAGATATTTTTAATGATGTTAGAGCGGCTATTTCAAAATATTTAATAAAAATTGTACGTAGAGACAAACTACCTAAGAGTGATATTATTGCAATTATAGAAGGTATTGAAGGCGTAGATGCGGTAAATGTACAATTTGTATCGAGCATCGAAGAGCAAGCAAGAAAAGATGGATATTATACTTATAATCAAGTTACTGTAACGCCGTCAACTCCAGAATTAGAAGGAGCAGATGGAGATCAAAAGAGACTTGTATTTTTTAAGAGAACTGAAGAAACTAAGAAAGTAATATTAGACAATCCTGAATTATTAGTACCAGTGACTGGTGAACAGGCAATAAAAGATTGGTATAATAAAATAGGACTTGATAAATATGGAGATATTATTTTAGATAAACAAGAAGTAGCAATATTTAGAGGCGGATGGGAAGATAGAGATGGAGAACTAGTAAAAGATGAGCCAGCAATTGGAGAAATGGCTTCATTGTCAGTTTACTTTGATAACCCTCCAGTGCCAAGAACAATTTATAGTAGAGTTCAGGCAGGAAATAGAAGAGCAAGATAATGGGACTGTACGACGATTTATATAGATATAAGAGAATAAAAATCTACGATGTTAGAAAAACTGCAAAGGATAATAAAAAACATTTAGGTTACGATTATAAAAATGATTTAATAACAAATAGAGTTTCTAGGCATATTATTAGAAATCAAACGATGTCAGATTTTGTGCAATTTTGTACAGACTATTTTTACAATACAATTAAGCAAATTCGTGTAATGAAAAACTGGAAAAATTACACAACAAACAAAGATGATAAAAACATAAGATAATGTCAAAATACTCATATTTAAGGTTTTTTAATGGAGTTGAGAATGAATTAAATCTCGACTATGATACTACTAATGAAAGATGGAGTGGTGTTGTATATTTACCTGAAGTATCAGTAGGCTTATATGAGACTTTTAACTTATTTATATTAGAAGAGCTTGTAGATCCTACAGGTTATGTTGTATATGGTAGACCTGTTTCTGAAAATAGTAATGGTAGTAATTTTAAATTTAGTTGGAAAGCTGACAGATATTCAAGTGAAGATATTTTTATTTATGGAACACAATTAGAAGATAACGTTGTAAAGGTACAAAATTTAGATGGTTTAAATATTCAAGTCTTAGATCATACAGACGTTGTTTCAGTCGTTGCTGGTTTAAAAACAGTAAATGATTTTACAAACAATGCAATTCAAGCAAATATTGCTCTTTCATCTCAGTCTGAAAAAAGACATGAAAGAACTTTAATAATTACAGATGATAGCGATGGCCATATAGTTGCTGAAATAATAATTTATGGAGAGACTGTAGGAGAAGACGAAAGAATGAGAGACCTACTACAAAATTTAGGTGCTACTCTTGATGATGGTGATTTTATAATTTTTAAAGAGCATGATATTAATGAGATGGGAATCGATTGGATGCTCATGAATAAAAAGAGAAAAGAACTACTTTTAGAATTACATAATATTAAACCTTTCATTGGAACTTATAAAGCTGTATTAAATGCAATTGATTTTTTCGGTTATAATAATATTACACTTAAAGAATATTGGCTAAATATAAACCAAGACAGTGATAGTTTTGGAAAATTAAAAGCAGTTTCAGTTCCAGATAAAAATGCTGGATTTAGTTATAAGAAAAGAAAGCAATTTAATTTGCCTTCGACTACAATGAAGAAAACAAGTCGTTTTTCTTTAGTTTACAAATTAAACGAGCCTAATGGTACATTTGACTATTGGGATATTCCTAACGTTGATGAAGTATTTGACTTTACACCTGAAGAGATTTTAATTAAATTATATGGTCTTAAAAATAAACTTCAAAGAGAGTATCTTCCGCTTCAAGCAAAGATTGTAGATATTACAGGAGAAGGAAGTTATTTTGATCAAAAGAATTTAAATGTTTGGAATAATCAACAACCAATTGCATCGTTTAATGAAGGTAAAGATGTTGAATTTAAAGTATATCCTGAAAATAAACAACTTTATATTGAAGACTATGTTTTAATTTCAAATAGTAATATTATTATAAATGACATAGATTTTAAACCAATAAAATTAAGTGGATTTGGTGATTTAAATAATACCGAACATGAAACTTTATTGTCTGACTTTGAAACATTTTATAATAATTATTATATAAATAAAAAGTATACATTTAACAATGATACAGATGGAGGTCACTCAATTCCAGTAGGAGCTCCTATAATTTTAGAATGTACATCTCTTCCACATGAATGGGAATTTGCTAATTTTACTTGGTTTGATGCAATTGATCCTACAGTTACTTGGAATGATTGGTGGAAGCAACATGTATATGAATTGGAATGGGTAGTTACTGGACCTAAAGGATATTCACAAAGTTTTAGAGGTAGTATTGGTTACTATGAAATTGATAGTACATTCCATCCTGGATATTTAAGGTTTCCAATGATTGTGCCATTTGAGGGGGACTATAGTGTAGAATTAAGAATGTATGATCTTCAAGGGTTTATGAGTTTTAGGAAAGAGTCTGACTTTTTTAATGTTAAGGTAAAACCTCTTGAAATATATGGAATATATCAATGGAAAGAAGATAATAAATGGAAAGATTGGAAAACTGCTTGGAATAAAACTGGAGGCTATTGGAACATACCTTCTGAAAATTTACAAAAAGTTGAAGATAGTTTTCAATCTTTATACTTAACAATGGATAGGGCTAATTATTTACACGATGAAAGCCAAGGTAAAAGATTTAGTACAGTACGGCGTTTTAAAGATAACAATCCTTCTAATTTAATAGGATATAAAGAATCTACAGGTCCTTATGTATGGGATGAAATGGATACTGTGAGGTGGAAAGATGGAATGCATAATTGGTGGAATGCTACTAGGATTGGTGGAGATTTAGTAAGTAGTTTTAAAATTAATAATATACAACAAGGGAGTATTTTAACTATAGTTCATGAAAATGCTAAAAGTAATATAATTGAAACGGGTTCACATGTTATAAACTCACAAACTCCTTCTACTTTACAAGATTGGGAAAATATAGCAGATGAATTAAACGCATCGACTCATCCAATTATAAGTAAGTTTAATTATAACCCAGTATTTGAGGACACCAATAATGATGGAAATAACGATACCTTTTTGTTTATTTTAGCAGTTGGTAAAGGGTATTCTAGAACATACGATTTTAAAGAGGTTGAATTAACTAATGGTAATATATATGGAAAAGTAAACTATGTAAATTATAATCCTACTGCAGATACTGTTAGAATTATAAACGGATGTGCAGAAGTGGAAAGATCAACACATATTACTTTTTCGTTGGATAAAACTGAAATGGCAGGTATTAAAAGACCTGTGTGGAAGATATATAAAGATAGTAGTCAAGAAGAACATGATATATATTATGATAATATGTGGTTGACATACATTTTTAAGGAGGCGGGTTCTTATAGAATTTCGGCCGAAGTTGAAGATACTAATGGCAATACTAATATTGTCGAAAGAAATATGATAATTGTAAAATAAAAAAAATAAAACTATGGCGGTTATAGAAATTTTAGGAACTGATTCTCTTTCATCATCAAGAATTACTCTAAATGATAATTTCACATCTTTAGAGGATGAGATATCGAATTTAAAGGGATATTTAGATCCATCTGCTTTAACTCTTACTGGAGTTACAGTATCAACAAGCCAACTCACAGTAGGTTCAAGCGTGTTAGGCACTTCATCTGCTACTATTGGAGTTGCAACTACTATTAGTGCTAATTTAACATTAGATGCTAGTATTATTAAATCAGGAATTAGTGGAACAAGTTCTGCTGGTTTAACTGCATTACCAGCTACATTAGCTCATTCAACTTATTTTGTTGATGCTACTGCGCAAATTGCATTAGCAGTGAGTACAATAGTTGGACAAGAAATAACATTAATAGCACAGGTAAGTGGAGATATTGAAGCGACAAATGTTGCAGGTGCAGCTTCAATTACTTTAACACAAAACGGAACATTAACTTTAAGATCTGATGGTACTAGTTGGTACATTATTGGTTCTTATGGTGCAACTATTGCTTAAAAATAAACTTATTATAAATGGCTACACCATTAGTTAGAACGCCGCAAATACAGGGAGGAACAATGTACGCTTTTGCAAGTGGTACAAGAGATTTGACTCGAGCTTTTCAAAATCCAGACATTAAATTTGAATTTAGTAAATATGCTCTGTTAGATATTCCAAATTTTGAAGAGCCTGTAAATGGCAAAAATACAGTTGATTTTGATCAAATGTTAGACTATAGTAATGTGGCTTATTCTCCAGTTGGAAATGCTGGACACGACTTTGCAATTACATTTCAAAATTATGCTCTTAACTTAGAAGAAGAGCTATTACAAGATGATGACTTTGATAGTACATTATATGGATCAGATGCTGAAAAAATATTCTTTAAATGGTTACATAAATTAGGTGCTATGAGGTTTAAAACCGCAGATTCAACCGAAACTACTCAATCTGGTTTAGCCACTGAAGAATTAAATGCAACTGGAACTGGTACCGATTATGATAGAGTAGTTAAATACTTAGGAAGTATTGATGTCGGTAACGATATTCAATATAAAGGCAACGCCTATCATGAAGTATACATTAACGTACCGTCATCCATTGGCTACACGCCAACTGTTTTATTTAATTCTAAAACATACAACACCACGGCTAACAAGATTTATCCTGAGGCAACAATTAGTGGTAGAAACGGACAGACACATCCAGATGTTAACATGAATTTAGAAACTTTAGTTGATACAGTAGATACTTCTGATCCACAAAACTTAATTCCTTATTATGATATTGATGTAAATTCAACTCCTAATTTTGGAATTGACTGGACTGCAGGCGACTATCATGGTATTGCGACTAATTCAGATCTTAATACTTTACAGGACTATGCTAAGCAAGGTGGAGACTTTAGATTTAATGCAATTCTTGTTTATTATGATTTATATAGTGAATCTGTGCCAGCAAATAGAGAAACTAATCTATATGGTATATTAATATTAGACAATCCTCAAGATAATCCCGGTGCAGCAAACAGTTCTTATATTCCTGAACTTATTAAATATAAGCCAAATGAAATTACTGGCTTAAATGGAAATGCATTCGGTCTTAAATTAAATATTAAATTTAATTCATCTCTTGATAACGTAGGAGTTGAAGTTAATATTAACGACTTTACTACATTCTCTATGGATTTATTCATGGATACGACAAGCGCCTTAGAAAATGCAGCTAAATTATTATCAGATGCAAATGCAAGATACAGTAGAATTAAGAGTAGAGTTGATGATTTAGAAAACTTAGTAATGTCGATGGATTCAAGTACTGAATTACTTAGTAGAATAACTCAATTAGAAACAGAATTTCAAAACACATCTGTTAATTTAGCAGATAGCAATAGCCTTTTACAATTAATCACAAATGCAAATCAAAGAATTAATCAACTTATAGATGGTACTATCCCGTCAGAAGTACAATACAACGTTGATGTTCTTTTTAATGGACCTGGAATTATAGTTGATAAAACTGTTCCTAACAAAATTAAAATTAAAAATGATCTAAAAACTTATGTTTTTGGCAAACCTTTTTTATGGAATGAAAGTACCTTAACGGTTTATAATGAAATCACAAGTGCTAATCAATATAACCCTGCTAACGCAACTGGCTTTGGTATTTGGACAAGGCTTAAAGAATTTTCTAACCAACTGAGACTTGCGGGTAAAACTACTACTCAGGCGGCTGATAATAATATTAATATATACATAGATGACAAACTTATAAAATGGCAAGATGGTCAAAGTTATAAGATTGTTTTTGAAAATTTAGACTTAAACGGTAATAATATTAACGTTTATACAAATTGGAAGGATGGATTTAACAAACTTATTGGAAGCGTATCAGCAGCAATTACTGGTAACAATCCATATTTTGAAATAGTTTGTACAAATTCTGCAACTTTCGAGTTTGAAATAGATATTATAAGATAATAGATGGACACACAAAACTCATTTTCTGGAATAATCAAGCAATTCACACAGATGAATGCTAATGCGTTAGAAACTTTCGAACGTATTAACGAGGCAATAACAAGTGAAAAAGATGCCATTACAGTTTCTGTCGATTTATTCGGCACGCCAGACGACGACGGTGTAACTACCATTAAGACATATCAAATACCATCCTTTGGTTTTTTAGATAGAGAAATAAAAAGACTAGAAAATAATATTAAAGCGCTAAGCGGTGTTGGAACTGCAGACGCAACTGTTCAAATGCCAGATGGTAGTTTTAAAAAGATTATTGCAAGAAAACTTAAAACTCCCGCAAACGATTTAACTTCAATCGCATTACCTACGCAATTTGTAACTACAGATAATGACTTTTTTGAAGATTATTTAAATCCATTATTAACTGTTAAATTTGATGTTAGTAATCAAATCGCCGTTGATACTGAAAGGGTTTTAGTAAAAAGATATATTTTCCAAGCAAATGATGAATTTGCTGCGTCATATTTTGAAGATAATTATATAAACGTAGATGAAATAGATTATCAAACATTTGTCGAAGGCTTAGTAAGTAGCGGCGCAAATGCTACAATAGATGAACAAGTTAGAGACCTTCCTTTTAAAGCAACACAGTATTATGGAGGCTTTGATGTATTGGCTGTTGAAAATGCTGAAAGAGAATTTATTGTAGATGGAGAACCAGTATTAAGATCAGTTAAACTATATACTTTAAATAAACTAACATATACTGATGGTGCAAAATCCTTAAAAGATACTGAGTTTATTTCAATTGGAGATGAACTGTTGGTAAATAGCGGTAATAATAATACAAGATACAAAGTTGAAAACATTTACAATGGGACTAGTCAAGTAGAGCTTAGGTTAATAGAAGGATTTGACAGTATTAAAATTGGAGCAGATCAAGTTAGAATTTATAAATCACTTGAAAATAAAGTAGATCTTAGCATTAACGTGGGTTTCGATGAGAGACAGGTTGTATTCTTTAAGGCAATAGATCCTGATTCTAAAATTATTGCAGAAAATTGGTCACCTGGTGTTGGTTTTTATTCTAACGATTTAACAATTGAAAGTCAAACTGGTGGAACTCAAACATTATCTGCATTTTATAGAGATAGCGTTGCTGATTTTGGTCAATTTATTAAATCATTAAAAGAAGATTTTATTCCACCAGCAACCGTTGGTATTACGCCAGATCCAGTATTATTAGATGCTGCTAATTTCAAAGTAGTACAAATAAATACTCACTTAACTGAGAATGATGCATTTGATAACATAAAGAAATTAAACAACGATAAAATTACTATTAGTGAAAATATTAAGAAATTAGATGATAATATTACAAGTAAAAGAAGCGAGGTTGCCACTAAAAAGTACAAATCTGAAATTGAAAAAAGTAAAGATAAAAACAACTTAAATACTTTAATTGAAAAAAGAAGTGGAGAGGCTCAATTATATTCTTCTATTGTAAATCAAATTCAAAGTATTAGTACAGATCAAAATGTAAAGGATATTAAGCCTAAATTTAGAGTTAGAGGTTTTTGGAAAGTGCCCGAAGCAAAAACAAATGCAGATACACTTCCACAAGAAATTGTTAAATTTAGTATTCAATATAGATATGTTTCTGCAAGCGGTAAAACAAGTAATATTGAACAAATTCCATTTACACAAGATAATAGAACTACAACTGCAAGTTTTTCTAATTGGAATCAATTAGACACTCCAACTAGAAAGAGACAAAGAGATGTAGTAACCGGTAAATATGTTTGGATAACAGAAAGCGTTGAAGATGGTCAAGAAGTAAATTTTAATCAATTAGACCTTCCTATTAATCTTGGTGAAAATGTTGAAATTAGAATGAAAGCAGTTTCAGAAGCAGGTTATCCTTCAAATCCTATAACTTCTGACTGGAGTGAAACTATTTTAGTTCAATTTCCAGAAGGTTTATTAGATACAAGTGATATTATTAATTTGGTAGATGAAAACAGTAAAGAAACTACTTATGTAAAACTTGTTGAGGAATTAGATTCTAAAGGAGTTTATACACACATTGCTGATAGTTTTAGTGCTAATGAAAAATATTTTGTACACGGTGCAGCTGCGATAGCTTCTGGTTTTTTATCAGATGAACAAACTCCAATTAGTTTATTTGATAAATTAATAGACTTACAAAAAGAAGTTGACAATTTAAGGGAACAACTAGAAAATGCAGAAGGAGAATTAGTGGTATCTTTAATAGATGAAGAAGGGACAGCTACTTCTATTAATGCAAACAGTACAACTAAGATATTCGCAGGGTATTACGTAGATGAGGTTGCAGATTTAAATATTAAAAAGGGACATATTGTTACAAAAACATTTAAACTATTATTAGAAAATAGTAAGGCCACTGATTTAGAATTAATGGCTAGAATGATAGGAAACCGAAACGAATCTGTACAGCCTTCTTCGGCAACTGGAACAGAGACTACGTTTGAAATGGGAACACATGATTATGCTATAAGCACTGCTCCTATAATAGATAGCAGAATCCAAAACGACACATATTATACAGTTGAGGGTAAATATGACTTAGTTCCTATACAATATCAAAATGTTTCTAATAATGATAGAGCTGAGATATTTAATAGTAGAGCCCCTTTTCAATCTGCTCAAAGAAAAGGACAGTTTATATATGCCAGATACATGGATGTTGCTGGTGAAAATCCAATGTATGCGACCGCACCTCTTTCTTATTTAAAACTAATTGATGCTGGAGACACAGCAGGGGCTAATGCAATCGTTAATGGACCTGGTGAATTTGAATGTTATGGTCAAATAGCAACAGGAACTGCAGGTAGTAATGAGGACTTTATATGGTCTGGTGAATATGATGCGGATGGAACTCCTCGTTTAATTAAATTAGACGGTAATTTTACATCGACTGAATATGACGAAGGATTATATTTACACAAAGATCATTATAATTGTGTTAATGGAGCACCTATATTAGATGCTAATGGTAATCTTCAAACTGATTCAAATGGAAGACAATCTGTTACACTACCTGTAACATGGACATCTGCTGATAATTTTGCTAGTTTAAAATATGGTAGTGACTCACATGCTGATTTACAAACAGCATACAGATTTGAAAAGTCAGGAGGATATTTAAGAGGTATGAAGATGTCATTTGAGGATAATGATCAATATTTATTGGGAGGTAAGTCTTGTGGAGCTTATTTGTTTTTAAGTCCTACTAGAATTGGAAGCTTATCGGTTGATGGAGATAATAAGTTTGGTAAAAGGAGAATTGGCAAGGTAGATTCTAAACAAGTAAACTCAACGGCTTCTAAGGCGCCTAATATTACAGTTGATGTTGTTTTTCAATATAGAATGACAGATTATTTTGGTGTAACTGCAACGGGAGGAGTTGATACATCTGATGGTAAGTTAGGAGGATTATATACAAACCCTATTACTAATTTAACTTATTCTAAAAAAATAGGACTTGATATTTTTGATTCGAATGATAATCAATTTTCTTTTGATTTAGAAGTATTTGCAAAATATAAGCCTAGAGGATATAACTTAAACAATACTAAAAAGGTTAGACTTCTAAAATCTCTAGATTAATAATTCATTTAAATTAAATAAGATATATAATTCTAAAGATTATATTATCAAAAAATAAAAAGATTAATGTCTAGAAGTATTAGAACCGATATAGAAAATAACGGCAAGGTTAATAACTTGTCTAAGCCTATTTTTAGGACTAATCCTATTCTTTCTACTAATATTAAACTAATAGTAACTGATGATGATATGTATTTAGAAAGCATAGATTCTTCTAGTCTTTTAATGAGTTCTAATTATAAGAAGTATCTTGTTAAGGAAAGTGGATCATATTCATATGATCTTTCTAAATTTTGGAGGCTTAATTCAACCCCATTAGATTTAGCATTTAAAGTCAAAAGGGAATATTCTGACTTTTCAGTATTGGATAGTTATAATAAACAGTTTGAGGAATCTTATTCGTATGGAACATCTGTTAATTACTCTAAAATATATGACTATAGCTATAGAATGTTTGCTCCTATATGGTTAGATAAAAATATTCCTAAAAAATTTTTAATCTATAGGGTATTAGATCCTGTGGATCCTGTTTCTTTAAATAGCGTTGATAGAATTAATAATATTCTTTCTAAATCAACCTTAATAAAAACTGTAGATCTTTCTATTAAAAGCAAAGTCGGAAAATATTTAAGAAACTATGTGGCAGATGAAAACTTTCCTAAATCTCCTATTACTGTTTCATTTAATAAAGATGAAAAGGTTTTTTATAATGGAGTAGATTTAGAAAAAGGAGGATTTGTAAGTAGGGGAGAATTTCAATATAAAGACACTTTAGATATTGATAAACCTTTAATAGAATATAATGAGTTTATAAGCAATGGATTTAAAAGAAACTCAATGGTGTGCGCCAATTTAATTAATTTAGAGTTTTTATTTAATGATGAAACTGCTGAAGAATTTTCTATAAATAGATATTTTGGTATTTATGTCGATGATCATTCAATAGGAAGTGGAATTGTAGATGATATTAAAAACGATTTAATAACTTTTTCTGAGGTAAGTCACAACTTAGACTTAAATGGAAGTGACGCTTATTTTTCAATACCTAATTCTGATTTTTATAAAAAATCACCGATGCTAGGATGGGTTAAAAACTCTGTAAACTACCATAATGTTAAAAATGGAGCTGATTGGGACTATTCTAAAATGCAGCTTAAAATTGATTCTAATAATAAAGATTTAAATAATTTTTTAGGAATTAAAAAAACAAATAAAAATATAGAAATTTTTAAAAACGAAGAAGGGGTTGGAGATTATTTAAAATTAAATTTAGTAGCTAATCCTCTCAACGGTGACGAGTTTGGAATATATTCTCTTAAAAAACAAAGATTTATTATATCCATAGTTACTAATATTAGTGGAAGTAGTATTATAATAGAAGATGAAAATGGGTCTCAAACATCTGTAAATTCTGGCGCTACTGAAAAAGAAACACTAGAAAACATAATTAATAATTGGAATTTTAGCAAGTATTCTTTAGAGTTAGAAAGTAATAAGAGTGGAAAATATCAGATACAATTAATAGAAAAGGAATACAACTTTGATAATAGACATAGTTTTAGCTTTATTCAAACTGCAAACGCATCTATTGTGAAAATAGAAAGGACATTTACTCCAATGGAGATAAATGAAAATACATTTATTTGTGATAACTCAATTGATAAAGGTAAATTCATTGATAATAGATTTTCAGGAAATGGAACTTTAGAAAACGTAAGTAATTCTATTTGTGAGGCTATAGAAAATAAAACTAGGTTTTTAACAGAGCAAGATGGATCTATAATTTATTTAAGAACCCCCATAAAGGGTTATAATAGAAATAAAGAAGTGTTTTTGTATAAAAAAAATTCTAGTAGATTTTTAGAAATAAATGAAAACGAAGATGTTTTAAATAGTTTAAATATAAGTTCATATGTTCTTAGTTTAAATAAAGCTTATTTATTAAAAGGAGGTAGTAATAAAAACGAGTCAGTTTATACAAAACCAGATGATTTTAATCAAGTAAATATTGGAGAATACTTACTTAACAATGACGGTTCTTTTAATAAAATAATAGATAAGTATGAGGAATTTAATATGCTTATTTTGCAAGATAAAAATAAAAACTTGGAAGGCGTCATTAATTTATATTCTGATTTTAGACTAGAATGGGGAATGTTTAGTGCGTATGATATTTATGACTTTAATTTTGATTTTTATGATACTTCAAATTCAAATTTAAAGGAATTATTATTAGAAGATATTGAGTATGTTAATACTTGGCCAAACAGTAATGTAGAAGGAGATCCCGATGAAGGAAAAAAAGCAGCATATGAAAATATTGAAGCAATACAAGAAAGCGCTGAATCTTATTTTGCAAATCTTATTCCTATATTAAACGATGAAACTACTGAAGAAAGAGAAGTTGAAAAAATCTATAATGAATATGATCGTTTACAGGAAAATTATACTACACAGTTTGCTACTCTTTCTAGGATTATACCTACTATAAATAAATGGTGTTTAAAAGATTCTAAAAACGTTAGAGAGAATCCATACTATTTAAACTGTGACGAATCTTTTGGTGAAACTAATTTTTCACCAAGCATGGACGTAAACGGAACTGATAAGGATAAAATGACACATGAATGGTTTTATCTAGACAAATTACCAACATATTTCGATCAAAAAAATATAAACTCTGCCTTTAGTTATGTAAACCCTTTAGAAAACGTTGGGTTTAATTTAAATCTTTTAAAAGATATTAATTTTGATTATTTTCAATCTTATTTTTTAAGTAAAGGATATATGACTTCTGCTGGTGTTTTTGCTAAAACTAAACCTTTAAAAAAATATACATTAATTGATGGAGGCAATTCACAAAGCTTTTCATCTACAATATTTAAAGGATTAAAATTTACGCCTAAATTAAGAAAAAGAATTGGAAATAATATTACTAAAGAGTTTGTAAAGACATCTGAATTTAATGGTTATAAGTTTTCAACATGTTTAAAAACTAATTTTAATAACGCTATTCCAAATTATTTAAAAGTTCACGTAATAGAAAATAAAACTTTTAAAAACATAACACTAGTTTTAGAAATTAACATAAGCGATGATAGTTATGATTATTTAAATAGAAAATTATTGTATGAATTAGATCACAAAACTAAAAATGGTGTTTTCTCTGATTCAATATTATCTGGTTCTTTAGATTTAAATTCAGCAGATTTACAAATTGGAGGTTTTACTACTGTAAAAGGAGTGCCTGCTGCTAATGGATCAATTCCTCAATTTACTACTCAAATACTTAAAGATCCAAATACTGGTTCATATGGTTCGATAAATATAACAATTGGTGAATTAACATATGAACTTGCAGTTAGTAGTGTAAACAACGATTCAGAATTATTAATTTCTGGAGGAATGATGATAGAAGGAGTTAATCAGCCTACTTCATATTATAGTGAAAATGATTATAAACTAGCAAGTTATGGATATAAAAATGGAGGTATATTTGCACATAGAGAACTTTTAAATCAATTAAACCCTTCTAAAATAAATGAAATATTAAAAGGGTCTAATGTTGAATATATTACAGTAGAATTAGATGGTTCTATAACTAATAATAGACTTATTTTAGATATTGAAGATGGAGTTGAATTAGTTAAAACATCTAGCCTTTATCCTGAAATAGATATTAATAAACCAAAATCATTTAAACTATCTAATGAAGTAATAGGTTATGATATACAAGAAAGATCTAAATATTTTGCATTTTTAACTAGGCATAATGGAAACTACACAGTGGATATGAATCCTATAATTACATTTAGTGAGCCCTTTAGTATGCATAAAATAAAAACAGATTGGACTAATGAGGCATATTCAAGTCTTTATTATAATTATGATACTAGTAGTATTGATTTAAATAATTTAACCGCAGCCCTTTACAAAAAACTAAATAATTGCGGAGTTCTTTTTAACGTAGGTGAAATAAAAGACCGTAGTCATGATGAAAGCTGGGGAATTATTAAAAATCATTTCTTTCATAAAGTAAATGAAATAGATACAGAGGGTGTTATAAAATTATCTACAACTGATGATTTACTTCCTAAGTATCAATTGATAAATGAAATAGCTATTGATAAGAAAGACAAGAACGTTTTCAAGTCTAGGTGGGAAAATGATTATTATGTAAGAAGTTTAAACGGGGGTGAAATTAACTTACAGCCGGGTACAAAAAATATAATTGAAGAAAAAAGTTATGGAGCATCTAGCGTTATAAAAACAGGAGATTCTTATGATTTATTTAATTTTACAACTAACTTATTTAATAATATAGAAGAATTAAACGATATTAAATCTTCTAACAATACTTCATACGACATTAACTTTATAGAAACTGAAACAGAAGTTATTATGGACTTTTATTTAATTAGAAATTTTATTAAATTTTTAGATAATAAAGGGGTAAGAAAAACGATTAGCAAATATGTAAATGTTGAAAATAGCTTTGGAAGAATAGATACCTTAGATGATGACATAGAGGGATATATTTCTGAAAACATAATTAAGTTATATACCGTTTCTTTAATAGATCTATATGTGTTAGAGTCTAAGAATATAAATACGAATGTTAGTAGTGTTGAAAGTTCTTCTATTATATCAAGTGGAGGATATGTCTTAGACAATAATTATTCGTTTAAAAAAGATCCTAAAAACCCTCTAAATTTTAGATTAATATATAATAAAAGATTAGGCTTCTCTTATGAGATTAGACCTTTAGTAAAAATAAAAACATAAGATGGCAATTAATATAAAGGAATTATTCGATGCTGATGCGGAAAATATTAAAGTTGATAAAATAAATTATAACTTTGATCAAGTTTTAGCTAACGGCGGTGGTGCAACTGGCCTTAAAGGAAATCCAGGCATAGTAGGACCAGTTGGTCAAAAAGGAACAGGTGGTGATAAAGGGAGCAAAGGAGAAGTAGGACCTAAAGGTGATGCAGGAGCTTCATCTAGTTTATGGGACAGTGACGTCATAGGAATTAATGGATATGATGTAAGAATACTTAGACCATACGACGTTGATCCAGAACCTAACACTGATCCAAACAATATACCAGAAGGTAGAAGAAGTAGATTAATTTTAGGTCAAAATACATATGCAGACCCATTAGAACCTAATACACTAACAGGTACTCCAAATGGTTTATTAAATTTAATAAATCCACCTGTTATTAATAACGATGTAACTGCTCAAATTATATTTGCAAATAACGAGAGTGGTAATCCAAAGGAATTTAAGATGGCGACATCTTATACTTCAGGTAATAATAATGGGACTACATTTACTTTAAGTGCATTAGCCGCTGCATTAGGTGAAAAAACAAATTTATTAATTTCAATTCCAAATGATATTAAATTACAGTCTAATTATATAGAATTAGATGGAGACAATTCAAAAATTAAAAATAGCAATAATCTTATTATAGATAGTGGCGCTCAGACAGAGGTTTTAACAGAAACGTTTAATCTACAAGCATCTGATTCTGTTACATTATCAGCAGCATCTGATTTGACTTTAAATTCTTCTGACAGAATCGATATAACTGCAACATCTGTTCTTGAGTCTAGTGCTAATAACACTACACAATATTCTCTTTTAAATTCATCTCAGCAAGGAGGAGAACATTTAATAGTGGCAGAAGAACATTTATTAATTAGAATAGCTGGAACAAATTCAAATAATACTCATAATAAATTACACATTGAGTCGGATTTGACTACTTCCGGTAATAATGTTTTATTTCAAGGAATTGCAATAAATGGAGATATAAACTCATTAAATCAAGAAGGTAAAGTTGCAAATAGTTCAGCCTTCGATACAGGTTATGGTATAAGATTTAAAGACGGATTAGACGTGGATGAAAGTATAATATCTAACGGACAAGCTGCAACTAGATTATATACTGAAAAATCACAAAGTACTAATCTTCAAGAAAAGACATTATCTGATTATTATAGTGACTTCGCGTTAGAGGATGCCCTTAGACTTAATATATCTAATCCAACAAGTGTTCCAGCAATAAACGCTAATCCTCAATATACGACTGGAATGGAAAGTTTTTATAAACTAAGAAGCGCTAGCGGAAGCAGCAATGGATTTGAAATGGAAAAAACTACTGTTTCTAAAATAGGAAGTACTGTTTTTGTTAATACTTCTTTAAAAATTAGAACGCACCCTATTTGGGCAACATATGGTTTAAGTGGAAATCTCGCAAAAAATCAAATGTGTTTTAGATTTAATCCTTTAAAATTTCCTTATAGGAATGATGGTGGATCGGTGGTAACATTTCCAATAAATATAGGAACTCAATTCAACATGCAGTTTGGTACAGTTAGTTCAAGTGGAGAGAGAACACAGGGCGGATACAGTTATGACTATTTTAATGGAAGAGATATAGAGAATGGTTATTTACCTGCAACTGTAGGTTCATATAACATATTTGGTAGAATATATAATAACTCTAACGTTGTTTATTTATTTAAAACAGTAAAAAGAGATTTTGCTGGAGAAACTGCTGCGTTTCAAGTGCCACTTGTACCTGCTGATTTTGTAAGACAATGGGATGCTACAAATTCTCCGGGCCCTTCACAATCTATTAGTATGGAATTTTCGTTTAATATGTTAAGTAAATTTAATTCATATACTAGTATATCTTCGAGCTCCAATAGAAATCAGATAAATAGCATTTATGCTGCTCCATCATTTAATGAAAATATTCAAGTTAGAAGCGCACATACTGGAGATATAAATCTTCCTAGTGCCACAAATGATGGATTTGATAAAATGTCAACTTGGGCTGCAGGTAATCAGCAAAGTTATTTTAGAACGAATGCTGCCAACTCATACACTTCGGGTAATTATACAGTACCGGAGAATCATGGGATGAGTTTTATTTGGGTTAACGTACCTCCTCACTGTAATTTAAATATCGATACTCTTGATTCACAAACTCCGCCATGGCCAATTGCACCAAGCGCAAGTAATGCGATAACTTTTGACAACGCAGTGTGTTATGATGATACTCAGGATAATACTTGGAATTCTGATAATAGAACCAGACTTTGGTATAGGTATAAAATTGTTGCTAAAACTAATACTGTTCAAAACAAGAGAGACTTCACTGTTACGTTTACTGCAAGTGGTTATAACAACAAAAACATAACATTGTCTCAAGGTACTTAAAAAATAAAAAATTAAATGTTTAAAAGCTTAGAAATAAAACCAATTCATTTTATATCGGTTATTTTAGTACTTATTCTTTTGTTAATGCATCAATGTAACAGAACTGCTAAAATAAAAGCTATAAACGGTGGTTTAGAGAAAAAAGTAGAGAGAGTCGAAGCAAACATTGTCGCAAGCCAAGATAGTATTAAATATTATAAAAATAAAAATGATTATTTAGTTAGTGAAATAAGTGGATATGAATTTACAGAAGAAGAACTAAAAAATAATGCAAATGATTTATATGCAAAATACGAAGATGCTTTAGGGGATATTAAAAAACTTAAAAAAGTAAATCAACTGTTAAGTGCTGAAATTAGTATTAAAGAAACTGATACCGTTTATGCATTTATTGAAAGCGATTCAGTTTTATATTTTAATGATTCTACTGACTATGGAGATGGGAATTGGAGAAAATGGAATAGTAAAATTAGTTTATTTGAAAAAGATAATAAATTAACCGGAGCATTAAACAGTTTTAGTTATGAACAAGGGATTAAATTATACTCAAGTGTCGAAGAAGTTGAAGGAATTAAAAAAATTAGTATTGCTACAAAATATCCAGGTTTAACATTTAGTAATATTGAAGGAATTAGCCTCATTGAAGATGAGATAAATAAAGCAAAAGAAGAAAATAAAAGTAGGGTTAGATTAGGCTTAGGTGTAGGTTATGGTTTAACATTTACTACTGGCAATTTAGTATATCATGGACCACAAGTTGGAGTGTTTTTAACATATACACCGAAATTGTTTAATTTTAAAAGAGATAAATAAATTATGGCAGAAAGTTCAAGATATTATAAAATTGATAATGATATACTCTTAGAGGTTATCTATCACGATCAATCTGATCCTTCTTCTTATGAAATAGAAGTAGATGATAATGGTAGTGAGATAAAAATATTAGATACCGTCCAAGGAGATTCAACTCAAACAAGACATCTTATACATGAACTTGGTAGTTTAGTAGTAAATTTTGATGTAACCGAAGATGGTGCGTACGTTGCTGTTGAAGGATTTGCCGCAAGAACTTTATTATTAGAAGCTGGTAAAACTTATAAATTTAACTTAAGTGCACTTTCTACTCCATCTGATTTTTCAATTACAGGTACTAACAATGGTGCTGGTTTAGTTGGAACAACGTTTGTTTATATTCCTGCAAATACAGGTAGTTATGAATATAAATTAACTAATTATAAAGGTGGTAAAATTACAGTTGGCAATGTAGCAAATCCATTATTTGCTACACCCGATGAAGAAACTGGAAACAGTATAGTAACGGGTTCTGGCAGTATTGAAAGATACCATGCAGTAAAGGTTCATGAAAACAAATACGCTCTTTTAGATAGTACAGACATATTTATAGATAGTGTTGAGTGGAATGGTTCAGATTCAGCAGATTTATTAACTAGTCAAACTAATGCGACTAATGTTGTTAATACAATTAAATACGACAAAGTAAGACTTCATTTAAGAAGCGGCTTTAGTTTTGCAGCAAGAGGTTATGAAGGTTTTTTATTCGAAGTAAAAACTAATAGAACTTCAGGAGTTCAAAACTTCTTAACACAAGCCGTTTATTTAAACACATCAAGTTTTGAAATTAAAAACCCTAGACCTTTTATTTTAAGTGAAACTTTATATAGTAATTTTATAGAAATTAAATTACCTACATTAAAAAGTCAATACAGTGATTTTGAAGATTTATTTTATGACAATGGAGCGGGTGCTAGTGATTTAGATACTACTTCAAATTATGATATTTCTTTAAAGTTAATTGACAGCATAGAAGATACAGCAGGGATTGATTATATTTACACAGGAGAAGAAACTAATTTTATAGTTGCTAAAGAAGATGAATTCCAAGATTTTACAGTTGTTGTAGAAGAGGCAGCTGACGGGGACTATTTTGAAATATATGGTGAAAAAGACAATAGCGCTGCTGATTTTGAGGCTTATATTATTAATAGAATAGCAACAAGCTCTGATGATATTTCAGTTATATTTGATATTATAGTAAATGAACAAATAGGTACAAGTTTTATAGAGACTTATGCGACTTCAATTACACAGACTCAAGATTTTGAAGAGCCAATTCAATTTAGACCAATTATAAAAAATGCAAATAATGCTGCAAGTTTTATGATTGATGTGACAATGAGAATTTACAATCAAACGGATAATACTCAAATTGTAAAAAGAGGAAGTTTAATTGGTAACAACGCTCCTAAATATGGTAAGAGGTTAATGAGAGTAAATATAGCATCGAGTGCTAATTTAACTAGAGTTTATAATACTCTTCCGAATTTACAAGCTACAAGAAATGTTGCGCAGGTAGTTAATTCTAGTTTACCTAAAGCTCAGGTAAAATATGCACCTGCGTTTGTTGAAAGATTAAACGTTGTTGTAAATGTTGGTAATGTAACTATTGACGATGGCCAAATTACATCTATTAATAATAGTAATGGTTTAGAAATATCTCCATTTGATACATATATTAAATTTAACGTTTCAAAAATAGAAGGAGGGGATAGAAAAACTATTTCATTTACTAACTTAAAAAACGTTAGACTTAATTTTGCTGATGGAATTTACTTTAACAATATTACAAGTTTTAAAGATGTTGATTTATCTAAAGGTGAAGTATTATTTAAAATAGACAAAGCTAATGCCGCTAAATTACAAGGTTTAAATAATAAAAAGTACTATATTTCAATAGATAACGGTAGCACTGAAACTATGGTATTTAAAGGTGAATACTCGGCAATATGATTTTAGATAGCAGAAATAATTCATTTGATTTTAGGTTTCCTAGAAAATTTATACCTCAAGATATTATAGATAAGTATAAGCCTTATTTAAATAAAATTCCAGGTAATTTATTCGAAGACCCTATTGATTTTATTAATTACGGAATTCAATCTATTAATTTACCAGGAATTACATTTGATCCTGTGAGTCAAGCAGATAACGATGGAACTGTTCGTTATTTTAGAGGAAAAGTACCTATTCAAAATACAATTGAAAGACAATTTACCGTAACTATGCAATTAATGGATGGCTATATTAACTACTGGATGATGACAGATATTTTGTTATATTATTATGCGCCTACTACTAAACAGAAACATATTACTGATTTAAAATTAGGTATATTAGATGCTGAAGATTTAGTACTTGCTAACATTACATTTGAAAAGCCAATCTTAAATCAAATAAGTGAACTAAATTTAAACATGGCAGAAAACGTTGCTGAATTTAATACATTTGATTTAAATTTTTATTATAACAAATTTCATATTAAAATTGACGTAGATTAAAAGATATATAACTTATGAAAACATTTATAGAATATTTAGAAGAAAACAGAGTTACTGAAAAAGAGATGCAGCTTTTAACAGAAGGACTTCAACAAGAATGGACTCCTGAATTAGAAGAAAAAGTAGATCAAGCAGTAGATTCTTTTTTAAATGAATATAGAAATGAGGATGGAAATCTAGATATTAATAGATTTAATAACGAAATGACAAATGAAGGTTTATTTGGTTCTATTATTGGAGGTCTTACTGGTTTTGCTTTAGGAAAGTCTATGGGTAAAATGATAGCTAAGGTATTAGGTGTTCAAAAGGGTATTCTATATGATTTATTAACTTCAAGACTTGTTGGAACTGCAATCGGCGCTTCAATGGGTAAAGGTTTTTAATATGAATTTTATCACAATTGATTTTTCTTTAAATTCTCCAGGTATTTGTGTTTTTAATAGCAATACAAAACAATATTATTTTATTTCTTATTTAAAAAAGACAGGTACAAAGAAGGCTATTAAAATGCAAGAAGACTTAGCCTTAATAGAAGGTGTTACTCTTGTCTTTCAACCAGATTGGGAAACGCATGTTGATTATTCTAGTGTTGAGCTTGCAAAAATTAAGCGATATGATATTATGTCAAATGATATTATCGAACTAATTACAAAACATATAGATAAAGAAGACTCTTTTAAGATAGCATTTGAAGGGGTATCTTATGGTAGTTCTGCTGGTACTAATAATATTATTGATATGGCAGCAGCTGCATCTATTCTTAAAATTAAACTTCTCAAATACTTTAAACCCGAAGACATTTTAACAATTGCTCCTTCAACAATTAAAAAACATGCGGGTAAAGGTAATATGAATAAGCTTGCTTTATGGGAAGTTTTTATAAATAATTCTACAGGTGAAAAATTTCTCGAGGAGACAAATTTCTGGAAGTTCGCTAAAACCGTTGAATTCGGTAAATCTATCCCAAAACCCTTTGATGATCTTGTAGACGCTTTCTACTTAAACTCCTTAATGAGAACCTTAGAACCTAATCTTCCCTAAGGCTTAAATACTTAAGTTATATAGCCCGTTCTCTCTTTTGTTTCAGAAAATATAAAAAAAAATTAAAAAAAGTTTTTTAGTCTATTTGGTTGAAACTATTCTAAATAGAGATATATAATATTGTATATGGAAAACGATAAACTAAGTTCATATTTGAACACTAATTATCGGACCCTGTCTGAAGCAAACATAGGTGCAATAGCACAAACTAAGTCGGTTAGACGCGCAAAC